TGCTGAACTAGCCCTCAAAGAAGAGGATATTAAGAGTAACGAGCGTATCGCTAGTTTACAAATGTTGCAAAAACAATCAAAAAGTGCTTGACATTTTAACAAAACTGTGGTAATATCAGCCACAGTGTTGTAATTTAACAACACAGTTCCCATTAAAGGAGAAAACTGTGGACAAAGAACTTCAAAAGTATTATGACGATCGTTTTTCAATGATGTCAACGCAAGGTTGGTTAGATTTAGTCACTGACCTCAAGGAAATGCAGAAAGCCGTTGACAACTTGATGAGCGTTCCAGATGAAAAAACGCTGTTTTTCCGTAAAGGACAATTAGACATCATTTTATGGGTGCTAACCTTACGAGATACTTCAGCAAAGGCTTACGAGCAACTTCAGAACTCGTCGGGAGACGCTTCAGATGCCTCGTAGGTTGTTCGACTTCCGTTGTGAAGCCGGACACGAACAAGAAAAGCTAGTGGAGTTTGACACCGTTAGCGTTCCTTGTCCGGAGTGCGGCACTACTGCACACCGCCAATTATCAACACCTCGTATCAACCTCGAACCGTTTACTGGGATTTATCCTAGTGCAACGAGTAAGTGGGAGAAACGAAGAGCTGAGAAGTTGGCACAAGAGCGTAAGCTCAATAGAGACAGAGATACTGCGTAAGCACCTTTGTTATTTTATAAATCCTACAATCACTTTGTGACAGGAGCATTATTATGGCTGAATTTGTTGAAGAAAACGAACTGCAAGAAGGAACCTATAGTCAGATCGATGAAGTAAAACAGGAACAACCTCAAGAAATTGAGACTCCAGTTGAAGAACCAAAACAGGAAGTAGTTCCTGATAAGTACAAGGGCAAGTCACTAGAAGACATCGTTAAGATGCACCAAGAAGCTGAAAAGCTCATTGGACGACAAGCACAAGAAGTACATGAGGTTCGTAGTCTCGCTGATCAACTCCTCAAGCAACAACTCGATGCTAAGCAACAGAAACAAGCTGAACCAGAACCAGAAGAAGATTTTTTTGTTGATCCAAGACAGGCTGTAAACAAAGCTGTCGATCAGCACCCTGCAGTTCTTGAAGCAAAACAAGCAGCACTCGAAATGAAGAAGATGAAGATTGCACAACAGTTGCAGTCTAAGCATCCTGATTTTATGGAGATAGCACAAAACGCTAACTTCCATGAGTGGGTTAAAGCAAGCCCAGTGCGAATTGATTTGTTCACCAAAGCAGATACTGAATTTGATTTTCCTGCAGCAGATGAATTGCTAAGTACTTACAAAGAACTCAAGCAAATCAAAGCAACGCAACAGCAGCAATTATCAAACGCAGTCGAAACCAAGGCTCAAGAAACAGCATTACGTGCTGCAGCAGTGGATGTTGGCGGATCTGGAGAAGTAAGCAAAAAGATTTACAGACGGGCTGACCTTATCAAATTGAAAATGACTGATCCTGATCGGTATATGGCGCTACAAGATGAAATCATGGCTGCCTATGCTGAAAACAGGGTTAAATAACTTAATCTTAGGAGATTTATAAAATGGCATTAGGTACTAACCACGTAACCGCCACTCGTGCGGCAACGTTCATTCCAGAAATCTGGTCTGACGAAATCGTAGCAGCTTACAAAAAGAATTTAGTTGCTGCTAACTTGTTCAAAAAGATGTCCTTCAAGGGCAAGAAGGGTGACACCGTTCACATTCCAGCTCCTGTTCGTGGCTCTGCTAACTTGAAAGTTGCTGAAACTCAAGTTACTTTGAACGCAAACACCGAGTCTGAAGTACTCGTATACATCAACAAGCACTATGAATATAGCCGCTTGATCGAGGACATCGTCGAAGTTCAGGCATTGTCTTCGCTCCGTCAATTCTACACTGATGACGCTGGTTATGCTCTCGCTAAGCAAGTTGACACCGACTTAGTTCGTTTAGGTCGTGGTGCTAACGGTGGCGACGGTACTGCTGCTTATGACAAGGCTTACAAAGGTGACGACGGTACGACTCTGTACACCGGCACTGCTGCTGCTTTGACTGCTGCTGCTATCCGCCGTACCATTCAGCGCTTAGATGACAACGATGTTCCAATGGACGGTCGTTTCTTCATCATCCCTCCATCAAGCCGTAACACATTGCTTGGCTTAGACACTTTCACCACCTTCAATAGCGTTGGTGAGGCTGCTTCTGCTAACAGCATCCGTAACGGTATGATCGGCGACATCTACGGTGTATCCGTATATGTAACCACCAATGCTGACGCTGCAACTGATGGCGACCGCATTGCTTTGATGGCACACAAGGACTTTGCTGTTCTTGCTGAGCAAGTAGCTGTTCGCAGCCAAACTCAGTACAAGCAAGAGTACTTAGGTACACTCTTCACTGCTGACACCCTCTACGGTGTTGCAGAGTTGCGTGATACTTCTGCTATCGCTCTAGCTGTTCCAGCC